ATCCACGGAAGAGAAGGCCAAGCAGGTGCCGGACCCGGCTACATACCATATCTTGTGTATGTTGCCCAAGGCAGAAGAAGAGATGAGTGAAACGGGGATTATTAAATCCGCAACGATGATGCATCACGAGGAGCTTTTATCCCCCGTGCTATTTGTCGCCAAGATTGGCCCCGATGCTTTTGCAGACAAAGCCCGATTCCCTTCTGGGCCCAGCTGTAAAGTGGGTGACTTTGTGTTAGTACGTCCTAACACCGGAACCCGCATGAAAATTCATGGCACCGAATGGCGCCTGATTAATGATGATTCCGTCCAGGCGGTTGTGCAAGACCCTCGTGGTATCCAACGCCCCAACTAAGGAGTAGATCATGGCAGAAGTTGAAAAAACAGAATTTGAATTCCCCGATGAGGTGGAAGTTAACGCCCGAAAAGGCGGCAAAGTTGTGGAGCCAGAACCGGATCCAGAAATAGAAGTGATAGACGATACGCCTATAGCTGACCGTGGCCGCACCCCTATGGCTGAACCGCCAAAAGAATTTGCTGAAGATGAGCTGACTAAATACGACGAAGGCGTCCAAAAGCGCATCAAGCATTTCACCAAGGGCTACCATGAAGAGCGCCGTGCTAAAGAGGCAGCCGAACGGGAAAAAGATGAAGCTTTGCGTTTTGCTCAAAGCCTGGCCGAAGAGAATAAAAAGCTCAAGGGTTCGGTCAATCAAAACCAAACGGCATTGATTGAGCAGGCTAAAAAAGTGGTGGCCAATGAGGTGGAAACCGCTAAACGCCAATACAAGCTGGCCTACGAATCCGGTGATTCAGAAGCCCTGGTCAATGCTCAAGAGGCATTAACTAGCGCCAAGATGAAAGCGGATAAGGTAAATAATTTTAGACCTACCCCTTTACAGGAAACAGAAACTCCTGTACAAATGCAACCGCAGCCTACCAGACCTGCACCGCTTGACGACAAACTGCTTGCTTGGACTGAAAAGAACCAGTGGTTTGGACCTAACAAACGGATGACTTCATATGCCCTTGGGTTACATGAAGATTTGGTAGGCGAAGGGATACCAGCTGGCAGCGAAGAATACTATCGTCGTATCGACGCTGACATCAGGGAAAGATTCTCGGATCAGTTTGGAGCCGATGAGTCCGTTGATGCGAAACCTCAACGCACTAAATCCAACATCGTTGCACCTGCAACCCGTAGCACAGCGCCTAAAAAGATCGTGCTGACGCAGACCCAGGTGAATATCGCTAAGCGATTGGGGGTTCCATTGGAACTGTACGCTCGCAAGGTTGCTGAAGAAATGAGGAAATGAAAATGGAAAAAACTAACCGCGCACCACGCGAACTTGAAACCCGCGAAAAGGCGGAGCGTCCTAAACAATGGATGCCCCCCAAACTTCTACCCGATCCGCATCCGGAACCGGGTTATGCGTTTCGCTGGATTCGTATCGCTACACAAGGTAAAGATGACGCCACGAACTATTCCTCCAAGCTTGCCGAAGGTTGGGAGCCCGTTAAAGCTTCAGATCATCCCGAAATTCGTTTGTTTAGCTCTGCTGCGGCAAAGTTTCCAGACAGTATTGAGGTAGGTGGTTTATTGCTTTGCAAAACACCTGTGGAGTTTACTGAGCAGCGTAATGCGTATTACCGCCAACAAGCGGATGCGCAGATGCAATCGGTTGACAACACATACATGCGCGAAAATGATCCGCGGATGCCTATGTTCAAAGAACGTAAGTCTACGGTCACTTTCGGAAAAGGTATTTAATTTTTTTTGGAGACTTAAATGTCAATGACCAATACTCCCTATGGCCTACGAGCCATAAATCGTAACGACGGCATGCCCTATGCCGGCGCTACAAGTCAGTTCTTGATTGACCCAGCAGGTCTTGGTTCCAACTTGTTCTTTGGACAAGCAGTTATCATTAATGCTAACGGTTATATCGCTTTGTCTACCGCTACCGGCGCAGATTTGACTACCAATAATCTTGGTGGTACAGATATGGGTGCTTGGGGCGTGTTTGTTGGTGCATCCTACATCAACGCACAAGGTCAGCAGATTTACGGCCAGTACTACCCCTCCGGCACAACCGGCGTGGTGACTGCATACGTTATCACTGATCCTAACGTTACTTTCCAAGCTCAATTGGATGGTCAAGTTACTCAGGCCGCTCTTGGCGCAAACACTTTCTTTGCCGCTGTTCAGTCTACTTCTACAGGTAACACCCGTACAGGTAACTCTACCAGCGCCTTGGAAAGCTCAGTTGTAACGACTGCCGCTGCGTTCAAGATCATTGGTTTCGCTTCTCCATTGACCGACACATACACTGAAGTGTTTGTGAAGTTCAATCCCGGCGCTTCCGCTTTCACTAACGCCGTTGGCATCTAAGGAGCTAAATCATGGCTATTTCACGCGCACAACTGCTCAAAGAATTACTCCCCGGCTTGAACGCTTTGTTCGGTCTTGAGTACGCTAAATACGGCGAAGAGCATAAAGAGATCTACGAAACAGAGACATCTGAGCGTAGCTTTGAAGAAGAGACAAAGCTGTCTGGCTTTGCTGCTGCACCAGTCAAGAACGAGGGCTCAGCTATCGCTTATGACAATGCACAGGAAGCATGGACTGCACGTTACACCCACGAAACCATTGCGATGGGCTTCTCCATCACAGAGGAAGCTGTGGAAGATAACTTGTATGACAGCCTGTCTTCACGTTATACCAAGGCTTTGGCCCGTGGTATGGCTTACACCAAGCAGGTCAAGGCTGCGGCGGTTCTGAACCAAGGTTTTACCGGTTCCGGCAACCCCACATACGGTGACGGTCAAGTCTTGTTCTCGACACAGCACCCCTTGGTTTCTGGTGGCGTTAACAGCAATACACCCGCTACTCCTGCCGACTTGAATGAAACATCGTTGGAAAACGCTGTTATTCAGATCGCTGCTTGGACAGACGAGCGTAGCTTGCTGATCGCTGCAAAGCCCCGCAAGTTGATTGTTCCTCCTGCTTTGATGTTCGTTGCTACACGTTTGCTGGAAACCGAACTCCGCGTTTCTACTGCTGACAACGATATCAACGCGTTGAAGAACAACGGCTCAATCCCTGAAGGTTACACCGTTAACCACTACCTGACAGACACCAATGCTTGGTTCCTGTGTACAGATGTGCCTAACGGCTTGAAGCACTTCGTTCGTACGCCTATGGCTACTGGAATGGACGGGGATTTTGATACCGGCAACGTCCGTTACAAAGCCCGTGAGCGTTACAGCTTCGGCGTGTCAGATCCTTTGGGCGTGTTCGGTTCACCCGGCGCTTAATAGGCATCAAAAAAAGGGGAGCTTCGGCTCCCTTTTTTGTTGCATAAGATTTATGGTAGTGGTATAAACATGTTAATCCGGGCTTTCCGGTGCATTAGACAGTCCCGGCTGACGACATACAGACTGATGCACTTCACTTGTATGTAAGGAACAATCATGGCATTGACCACATTCTCCGGCCCAGTTAAATCGTTAAACGGTTTTATTTCGGGCACCGCAACTTCCCCCATTGCTGTAACTACAGCCCAGAACATTGATTCAGCTTACGCTACAACGTCTGCCACTACTGGTGATACACGTTTAAGCTACAACAAGCTGACCTTTACCTCTACAGGTTCTGGCGAAACACTCCGTGCTTTCTCTGTTGTGACCGGCACAGGTGCTGCAACAGGCGGCACAATCAACGGCGCACACATTTCTTTGAGCGTTGACGGCGCATCAGCTACTGTTTCTGGTGCGGCTAATGCACTTCGTGCTACTTTGGGGGGCAGCGATGCTACTCCCGGTGGTACTTTGGCAGTGCTCCAGTTGGATACCGCCTACACAGTTAATGCAACCTTGCCAGCTACAGCCTCGTTTATTCGCGTGTCTGACAGCGGCACAAACACTGGTGAAATCCCCAAGTTGTTGAACATTGAGTCTGGCCCTGCTGCTACTTTGTTCACTGCGGCTACTAGCTCAAGCACTTTGGCTGGCGGTATCAAAATTCGCATTGCTGGAACCGACTACTTTTTGTTGGTAGCAAGCGCTGTAGCTTAATATGCAGATTACCAAGGAATTCTTGGATTCTGAGATTCGTGACCTTGAGACTGAAGCACAGAAGGCTAGTACTTTTTTGACTCAGGCTCAAGCCACGATCCAAGCGTACAAGATGTTGATCAACAGGCTAGACGCACCAGAACCGGAGCAACAAAATGACGATGCAATATGACGTTAAACAAGGGCACCTAAACCAGAGTGGTTTTTTTGTGCTTGGGCGCAACCGTGTAAAAGGTGTTTCTTTTTACGGTGGTGGCGGAACTTTAGTTTTATTTGATACAACCGTAGCCCCAGTAACTTCAAGCGTAACTTACGCCCGTGTTGGTACAACTGTAACGGTTACTAAAACTGCTCACGGATTGTCAACTGGAAACGTTGTTGGTATTCACTTTAATTCCAATTCAGGCAATTCAGCTACAGACGGTAATTACACAATTACTAGGACAGGCGCTGACACGTTTACGTTGATTGATATCAACACCGGAGACATAACTTCTACTGCGGCTTTGTATGTAAGTGGCGCAAATCGTTGGTTAATGACGTATGAAACCCACGCATCAGACGAGTTCCAAAACGCCCCCCTTATTCCCGGCGAAGGCGTATTAGCAGTAAATGGAATTTATGCTTATATGAGCGGTATTGACGGGGCGCAGGTCTATTATGGCTAAGAGTCCGGCATGGCAGAGGAAAGAAGGCAAGTCCGAGAAGGGCGGCTTGAACGCCAAGGGTCGGGCCTCCGCGAAAGCGCAAGGTATGAACTTGAAACCTCCCCAGCCGGAAGGCGGCTCACGGCGCGACTCCTTTTGTGCAAGGATGAGTGGCATGAAGAAGAAGCTAACCTCTGCCAAGACAGCCAACGATCCAGATTCACGCATCAACAAAGCTCTTAGGGCTTGGAATTGTTAGGAAAATTATGGCTACCAAATACGAAACACCATACGACCGCATGAATCGCGAGAACAGAGAAGCTGCTCGAGTTCGTGAATTAAAAGCTTTAGACAAAGCAGCTATTTCTAAAGTTAAACCGGGCGCACCTTATTATCAACCTGAAGATGATGCACCTGATCGTGCTTTAACACGAGCTAAAGCACAAGCTGCATACATGAAAAAACAGTCTGGTGATGATTACCAGCGTGATGAAGGCGTATTAGCTGACACATCTAGGACGCTTAAAAATCTTATGGCCGGTAAACGCGGCATGGATGCTATGGAATACGGCGATGAAGGTTTAATGTCAGGTGCTAGAAAAGCTGGCCGTGAAGCGGTTATGAGAGAAGCCGCATCAGAGATGCAACGCGAATCTCGCGGCATGGCTAAAGGCGGTAAAGTTGGCTCTGCTTCTAAACGAGCAGACGGTATTGCTCAACGCGGTAAAACAAAAGGTAAGTATCTGTAATGGACTACCATGCTCTTTGGTCGGCAGCTTTATCTGTCATCCTGGGCGTGGCTGGATTTATCCTGCGTGAAAAGTTTGCTGAAATTAAAGAAGTAGCTTTAGAGCTGCGCCGAGTTGAGCGACTACTCAACATAACACGAGAGGAGAACCATCGTGATTTCATTACTAAAGCAGAAGTTCAAAGAATTACTGACCACATTGACCAACGTTTTAACAGGCTGGAAGAAAAAATTGACCAGCTTATTCGCCAAAAAGAGTGATTGATCGTGGCAGGGATTGATACATTCATTAGAGGTGCGGTTGGTTCCTTGGCGAAAGACAAGATAACCAGCCAATTAACTCCCACGCAAATGGAGTTGGCATCATTTATTTTGAATCCCCAGTACTACATGGCCGAAAAAGGCATCAATAAAATTGCTGACATATTGGGCTACGGTAGTGACTTTAAAAATGTGCAAGCCGATGCAAAAGCAAACAATCAATATTACAAAGAACTAATGCGCGATGCGTTTGGTGATATGTTGCCGGATTCTATTGGCAACATCATACGTTCTAACCCTAAAATATCTGAAGCAGATTCGCAACCTGCTGGTGAATACATAGCGTGGGACCCTGTAACAGAGTCATGGACACAACAAGGATCGCCCCGCCCAGTATCAACGGGTACTTCCGATGCGTTTGATGACTTTTTGCGTGATTTGAATGCCGGCGATAGCCAGACAGTTGGGCCATTGGAAGAGTATGACCAAAAGCGTCTAGATGCTGAGTACGATTTCCAAACTAGTTTGAGCGATTTCCAGCCAGGTCTTAACAATGATGTAAATGATTTAGGCGAGGTTACCGTTGTTGACCAAAAGCCTGCCGACAGTGGCGGTGATTTGTCCTACACAGAGATGCTGGATATATTAAATTCAACGCCTAGTATTAGCGGAAGTCGTGGTCTGAACGTACCAGGCACAGAAATCTTGGCGCCAGCTGGATCCGTATACGATGCCAACATTGGAGCTAACACGCCAATTACAGACAGCTTAGCTTCGACAGGTTACACATTTGATGTTAATACGGGTACAGTAGTTCCAGCTACAGACACATCAAACGTATCCCCAGCTGGTTACACATTTGATGCCGGTAGCGGTATGAACGTGCCTGAAGTTGCAGCCCCAGAAGGATACACATTTGATGCCAATACAGGGATGAACGAATATCTGGGTGGAGGCTATGGTGGTGGCAAATACTATGATGATTTTAGTTCTGCTGCATACGTTAAAGGTGGTCAAATTCACAGAGGTAGAAGATAATGCCAAGCACAAGCAAGAAGCAACATAATTTCATGGCCGCGATTGCAAATTCGCCATCGTTTGCTAAGAAAGCTGGGGTGCCCATGTCAGTGGGTAAGGACTTTGTAACTGCCGATAAAGGCAAGAAATTTTCTAAAGGTGGCGATATGAAAAAGATGAATATGGGCGGATATGCAGACGGCGGCATGCCAATGGTTATGAAAGATGGACAAAAGGTTCCAGCTTTTGCAGCTGACGGCAAAGGCAAAATGGCCAAGGGCGGTATGGCCCACAAAGATGTAAAGATGGATAAGAAGATGATGCAAAAGGCCGTGAACAAACACGAAGGCCGTTTGCACAAAGGTGAATCCATGACCAAGCTGGCTAAAGGTGGAGTTGCTCCATCCAAAATGGGCTCGGTTAAAACTTCTGCTAGCCGTGATGGTATTGCTACTAAAGGCAAAACCAAAGGCACAATGATTAAAATGAACATGGGCGGCAAAGCCTGCTAAGGAACTATCATGCCAATGACACCAGAAGCTGCAAAGCAATACAAACCCCGGCGTACCCCAGGATCTTTGGACGATGTAATTTATCCAGAAACCCGCGCCAAAATGGCAGATGCAAAACGCGATGTAGAAGACGAAAAAACACGCGCCAAGATTAAAGCTATGGGCTATGCTGGCGGCGGTAAAGTTGCTTCAGCTTCCAAACGTGCTGATGGTTGTGCTACCAAAGGTAAAACCAAAGGCACAATGATCACCATGTACGGCGGCGGGAAGTGCTGATATGGCCACCTCAAAAACTCCAGTAGGCGTAGTTAAGTCTTTAAAAAAAGCTGGATTTTATGAGGCGGCAAAGCCTAAACGTCTGAGCATTATTAATAAAGTTACAACCAAACCTCAACGGATCGAGATGGTTGATAAATTATTTTTAGCAAAGAAAAAAAGTAAAGGTACTACAAAATGATAGCTTGCCGCGGAATGGGCGCCATAATGCCCAGCAAAATGCCACAAGGTGAACGCAAGGCGCGTAAGGACGACACTGACTTTACGCAATATGCTGAAGGCGGCGGTGTTGGCCTATATGCCAACATTAACGCCAAGAGAAAACGTATAGCCGCCGGCTCTAAAGAAAAGATGCGTAAGCCTGGAGCTAAAGGCGCGCCTACTGCCGATGCTTTTGTTCAATCTGCCAAGACTGCTAAAAAATGACCACTACCGGCACCACGCTCTTCAACATGGACTTCACGGAAATCGCTGAAGAGGCTTGGGAGCGCGCGGGCCGGGAGATGCGGTCAGGTTATGACTTGCGTACAGCACGTAGGTCCATGAACCTGATGACCATTGAGTGGCAATCTAAAGGCATCAACATGTGGACCATGGAGCAGGGCATCATTAACCTGACGCCTGGTCTAGCTACATATGCTTTGCCTACAGATACGATTGATTTGTTAGAACATGTAATCCGCACGGGTTCAAACACTGCTTCAACCCAGGCGGATTTGACTATTACCCGTATTAGTGTTTCTACTTATGCAACAATCCCAAACAAGTTACAACAGGCGCGACCGATTCAGGTATGGATTCAGCGGTTATCTGGCGAGACAAATCCTACAAACGCTGTGCTTGATGGTGCGCTCACCTCAACGGACACAACGATCACGCTTAACACGGTGGTTGGATTAGCGGGCGCTGGATTTATTCGCCTGGGCACAGAAGACATCTACTACACCTACATATCGGGCAATACGCTGGGCGGCGTTTTCCGTGGACAGAACAATACTACAGCTGCCGCACAAGCAGATGGCACGGCGGTGTTTGTACCCCAACTTCCAGCTGTGACCGTATGGCCCACACCTGATAACAGCACTACATACCAATTCGTGTATTGGCGCCTACGCCGCGTTCAAGACGCTGGGGCTGGTGTTAGTACTGCCGACATGAATTTTCGCTTCCTGCCTTGTTTGGTGGCCGGCCTGGCATACCATATTGCAGTGAAGACGCCAGAGCTGATGCCGCGCATTGAAATGCTTAAACAGATGTATAACGAAACGTTTGATATTGCAGCTGGTGAAGATCGAGAAAAAGCTGCGGTCCGGTTTGTACCTAGACAAATGTTTATTGGAAGCGGCGGGGGTTACTGATGGGTAATCGGTTTGCCTCCGGCAAGATAGCGATTGCTGAATGCGACCGCTGCGGGCAACAGTTTAGGTTGAAGAATCTTAAAACTGAAATTATTAAGCAGCGCAAATATGAGTTGTTGGTTTGCCCTGAGTGCTGGGACCCAGACCAGCCGCAGTTAATGTTGGGTACGTTTCCTGTGGATGATCCCCAGGCACTACGCAACCCGCGTAGGGACACCACGTATGTAACGTCTGGCATTAACGCTAATGGTAATTTGTCAGGTGGTTCACGGGACATTCAATGGGGCTGGGCACCCGTGGGCGGGGCTAGTAATTTTGATGTCGCTTTGACGCCAAACTACTTGGTGGCGACGACGTTTGTTGGTACAGTATCTATATCTTGAAGGAGATTAAAATGGCATACACAAAATCAGCCGATGGCATTGTTAAAAAAGGTAAGACTGATGTTCAAGTTTTCCCGACCAGCGGCCCTTCCCAGAAAGAAATGATGGGCGGAAAAGGTAAAGGTAAGGGTAAAACCAATGCCGATATGAAAGCAATGGGTCGTAACTTGGCAAAGATTGCCAATCAGAAACGAGGTTAATCATGGCTACATTTAGCAAAAAGATGATGGGCAAAGAAGTTGGCGATGCCAAGGTCTATGCCACACCACACACCATGACTGGTAAAGTTGTTAAAGCTACTGACAATCCCGGCTCTGGCCCCGACCACAGTGATGCAAACACAGTCAACATGTCTGTAGGCAACGTTAATCGTCGCGCACAGCCAGCAGCTAAGACATCTGGCATTAAAATGCGTGGTGCAGGTGCAGCGACTAAAGGTGTGATGTCTCGCGGCCCGATGGCATAAGGTTTAAACGATGGCACTGACATACGCCCAACTCGTGGCTGCGGTAGTTGACTACACGCAGAACACGTTTGACACGACTACGATCAATACAATGATCAAGCAGGCGGAGCAACGCATCTATAACACGGTGCAGATTGCCAACTTGCGTAAGAACGTGACGGGCGTTTTGTCAACCGGCAATAAGTACTTGGCTTGTCCAGAGGATTTCCTCTCGACATACAGCCTTGCCGTTTACCCGTACAACGCAACAACTGCTACGGGAACGGCTGGTCAGAAGACTATTGTTGTAGCAAGTACAACTGGTATCGCTGCTGGGCAGCAGGTTACAGGCTCAAACATCGGTACTAACGCAATTGTGCGTAGCATCAGCGGAACTACTGTAACCTTGACTGTGGCTAACAGCGGCACGGTAAACGGTGCTGTCGTATTTCAAGGCGACTATCTGTATCTTCTAAACAAAGATGTTAACTTCATACGTGAAGCGTACCCATTGAGCGCAGAGCAGTCTGAGCCAAAGCACTATGCAATCTTTGGCCCCCAGTCTGCTAACGTCAATGAGCTGTCGTTCATTCTGGGCCCTACGCCCAATGCCAATTACTACGCTGAGCTGCACTACTACTATTACCCAGAATCTATCGTTACTGCCCTGACCACATGGCTAGGTGATAACTTTGACTCTGCATTGTTGTATGGTACTTTGTCTGAGGCAGGTACATACATGAAGAGCGCACCGGAAGACGGCATGTACAAGATTTATCAAGAACGGTACGTTCAGGCTATTGCACTCCTCAAGAACTTGGGTGATGGTAAACAACGTGCTGACGCTTATCGTGATGGCCAGATCCGGATAGCAGTCCAATGAGCAACATTCTTCAGACCCAAACGACCAGCTTTAAAACAGAGCTATACACGGGCGTTCACAACTTAGCTACCAATACGCTAAAGATTGCCCTATACACGGCTGCTGCTGATTTAAACGAAGCTACCACTGTTTACACGACATCTGGTGAAGTTACAGGTGGTGGATACGTTGCAGGCGGTGCAACGCTTACGGGCGTAACCATTAGCTCATCTGGGTATACAGCTTTTGTAGACTTTGCCGATGTGGTGTTTAACGCATCCGTGACGGCACGTTGTGCTTTGATCTACAACGTTACTCAGGGTAACAAATCCATTGCTGTGTTGGACTTTGGGTCTGACAAAACATC